CAGTTATTCTAAATTCGATAGACATGAGTGTATGGGCGATGACACTCGTAGGGAAATCCTAACTATTATCGCTGAATCAGATTTTAAGAATTGGAATTTAACTAACCAATTGTATGGGTTATTCGATGGTTACTTATACGATGAGCTTCTAATTAACGCTGAGGGGTTGCCGAAGCAGTTATATAGACGTATCATTAAGGTATGGGCTGTTGTAAGTAAGTATCCTAAGTATGCCCGATACGATGGTGATAGTTACACTACCGAACCAGCGGAAGCGATTGAGTATAGGGAAGGTATGGGAGTGGCCGAAGGTAAAGAGTATTTAGCAACTATATAAACAATTTACATATGATTAATTTAGAACAAAGCACAATCGAAATCATTGAGAGCCTAAACCTTTCACAATCACAAACGGACTTATTAATAGAGGCGTTGGAATGGGAGAAAGAGTTATCTTGGTCCGATGGGTATGCTACCGCTGAAGAGCAATTAAGTAATCAATAAAACTAAATGAGTTATGAGTAGAAAAATCACACAGGAATCAGTTAGGAACTTTTTAGATGGAGTTCCCTTTAAGAAATCAAATATGAGTGTAGTCCGTGAAGGTACTATATACTATTTGAAACTACATGGTAATAAGATAGCCGCTTTAGAAGCCGATGGTAAAATGTGGATTAGCTCCGCTGGGTGGAGGTCCAACACTACAAAGGAACGATTAAACGGGCTGCCAGGCGTAAGGGTTCACCAAAAGAATTGGGACTGGTATTTGAATGGGCAGTTATGGGATGGAAGCCCCATCTATATTCGTAATATATAACGTACTGATAATCAACACGTTATAAAAAAGTACCCCAAATATTTGGTAATTCGGAAATAATTTCGTATATTTACATAGTAAACAAAATCAATCAGTTATGAACACAATTCCTAGAGGTTACACTATTACCCCAAAAGTGAAGTTCCTTAGAACTAAGGATGGCAAGAAACGTACACAATTAGTAGAGTTGACCCACAAACGTAAGGGCATTAAGAAGCTATTTGGTAATGAGGACTATGCTATTAAATTTATAGCTAAATTAGAATCAGAAAAAGTCCAAACACAGGCGCTAGCCGGTAAGGGAGCACCTACATTGGGTAAATCGGCTATCATATCCGCCGGCAAGGATTTGATTGCAGCTAAGGAGTTAGCCGGAGACTTTGAACATATTACTAACGAAAACGAATAACAATGACGTACAAAGAATACAATGGCTGGACCAATTGGGATACGTGGAATTCGTACAATTGGTTAACTGAATCAGAATACCCCTATAAAGTGGCTCGTAGAGCAACTGGCCCCACGCAATTGAGGCAATTCTTTATTGAAATGTTCCAACCTGGCCACGACGATATCGATGTGGAGGAGGTCAATTGGGACGAGTTATATGAAAGTTTTAACGATTAAATTTGGCAATATCAAAAAAGTTTCGTATATTTGTATATATCAAACAAAAGGTGAAGGCGGAGACCTGTATTAAACATCCGCTGGATTAAAACGTTTAAAAATGGCTAACAAGTCAAGCAAAACAACTGTTACATTTAAGAGTAACAAAGGTATCGGTTTCACACCGGCAAAATCAACTAAGGCTACTTCGAAGAATCGTAAGGCAGCTAAGCGCAGTACTTCTTATGAGACTGTAGTATCTAACATCCAAAAGATTACCTACCCATCAGGTAAGGTATCTTATAGAGTTAGAGTAGCAGGTGATTCTCAATTCGCTACTTCTTTGAAGAAGGCTCGTGAAATTAAGAAGAGCATGATTGCTTAATCTGCTCATATCATTAGGTGGAGGGACCGGCATCCGCTGGTCCCATCACTAACTTAAAATTTAAACTATTAGTTAATTATAAACAAACAAAGATGAAAAAAGTAATCGCAATTTTCGCAGTAGCAGCTACATTGGTAGCATGTGGTGGTAATGGTTCAACTGAAAACAAAGCAGTAGATTCAACAGCTGTTGATTCAACTGTAGTAGTACCAGCTGATTCCGTTAAGGTGGATACCGCTTCAGTAGTGAAGTAATCCATACGGGGGACACCACGCCCCCTACAAGCGGTGGACGTATAATGTTTGTACGCCTGGCGTCCAGCCAGGAGGAGGTAGTTCGAATCTACACCACCGCTCTATGACCCACAAGAGCACACTATCTTTATATACTATAAGAATATAGACAACGTTAAAGAGTTATTACAAACAATCATACACGAATGGACTCATTCCCTACAACCCCTTACATCTAAATGGAAGGAGTACAATGAGACCGCATATAGCAGAAACCCCTTCGAAAGAGCAGCATATTCATCGGAGAAGCTATATAGTGATATGTGGAGGGATATTAAACCAAAATTAAATAAATAAGATTATGCAAGAAGCAATTACAGTATTAGAGAAAGCGGAGGCGGTATTAATGAAACGTATCCGTGCTATGAAAGATGGCTCCCCTAAGTGGGCAGCATCAGCTAGGTTAAATGAAATCCGTTCTGCGCTTAAGATGATTAAGATGTATGAGAAGGGAGCGGCTGAGTTCGCAGCAGAGCAAGATGATTTGCTCAAAGAAGCGTTGATGATGAATCCCCCTATTGCACAGGCATAATTCGGACACCCTTAATAAAAATAAAATCAGCAAAGCATATGAATACACATATAGTAGTAGATACATATACAGACGTAGATAAGATACAACAACTATATAAGCAGAGAGAGGATACAATGGCAGACCCACAATTCCAACGCTGGTATAAGCAATACCATATAGGTAGACTACATACCAATAGAGAGTTAGTACACAATGCTAACAACCTAATGAAGCAGTGGAGTGGAGCGGATACCAACAACAACATCCTAACTCGCTTCCTCCGCCGATTGCATGCCATGTAAGTATAGAGACCCTCACTCACCCCAACTAAGCCCGTAGCCCAAAAGCTATGGGCTTTTTTTATGCTCATTCGCATTTACATTTGTAAATTTACATTTGTATATTCGTATATCCACATATACACATAGACCCCCCCCCATCTGAATATCACGTAAAGCGAGAGCATACCCCTTTGCTCACGCCGGGTCGGGTACGCTTAAATACCGAGCCCGGTTTTTTCGCTATGGAAACCCTTTTTGACATGGGGTGTGATACACCATTAGCGATACTGAACCATTCTTAGCCGTTTTCCTTTTATTGAGGATGGGTATATTTATATACAAAGGAAATGGTATGTTAAGGGATACGGATTATATGAAGATAGCAGAGGAATATAGTACTTCAATAGGAGTAGCTACGATGATTAACTTTATGGATAGAGTGGATGTGATTAAGAAGAATAGATTATACCACGACGATTCAGTTATTAATGAGATAGTAGCAAATTCAATTGATGAGGGTATCTATAAGAAGGTTATTAGAAAGGTTTATGAATTACAAAGGAAACGTAAAGGGAATATAAAGGATTCTACTATATACAAAAGGGCTTATCAATTATGCAAATAGAAGTAACACAAAACCCAAATAGATACTCTTATAAGAACGGAGTATGGAAAATATCTGCTAAATCGGGTCTTAAACCCGTTGAGATAACCGAAGGGAGTAGAAACGTAGAACTATCCCCTCTTCTATCAGTATCGGGTGTTATTGTACATATAAAGGGAACGGATTACTATTTAGGTTCAAAGGAATTAGTTCAGAACTTATCGGACTCATTTCAAACAAATCCTCACTTCTCATATAAAGAACATTCAAAGGTATTAGGAGCAAAGATGGGAAAGACTATCCCTATATTGGAGGTTAAGGTAGATACTCTATCGGATATAATAACTAAACAAAAAGAAAAGGGTAAATTTGCGGGGGTTAAAGAAGTCCGTTGGTCTTTAGAGGATTCTTATAAGGGATTAATAGAGCAGATAAATTGGACACTCTCCCCTACATCCTCTAAACCTAAAGATAAGTACATAGTATATGATTTAAATTTGACTGGCGATTATTCAGTCACTTCCATCCCTATTACTCCCTTAGATGAAACTAAAAGGATACCTGAAGATGTACTGGCTAATAACCTAAAGATACTCAATGATAGAATTGCCGAATTGAGAGGAGATTTCAATATTATAAAGGATATATTCTACTTTGGTAAATCCGTACCTTCTTCTACTACTACATTCGAAATATTGGCTTCCGCAGAGGGTGAGGAGTTCGAAGTACAAGTGATTACTAAGGAATCCGTTGTGGCATCTAAAACGGCTACACCTGCGGTACAACAAGCCGAAGAACAAAAGAAAGCCGTAGAAGCCGTTAAAGCGGAATTAGAAGCACTTAAAAACGAAGCTGCGGCTGCCAATGGTGAATCTGCTTCTACCAATAAACCAACTATTGAAAAGTGGAAAGTAAAACCCGTAGGTATTAGAACGCTTTTCGCCGTAGGTGGTATAAACATATTCCCACCAAAGCCTGATTTTCCTTTAAATGAAAAGGGTTATCCAAAAGAAAAGTCAATAGGTAAGATAAAACTTAATGGAACTTTCTCCGGCTACCTATTTAAAACCTTACCAAATGGTAATACCTTATGGGCGGTACAAGATTCACCGGATGGTTCTCCAAGCGGATATGTTTACCAAGCCCCTAAAGTACATAAAATAGTAAAAGCGTAATAGGGTATGATTAAAAGATTCGGAGATATCGCTACTATTCTGACATTACTACCATTATTGATTTTATTGAGTATATTGGTGGGTTTATATTATATGGTACGTTTTCCCATGTGGTGGATAGAAAGAGTCTGGAGGACGAGAAAAAGAGGGTATAAAAGGTAACTATCAATAGAGATACCAAAAAATTTCTTTTTAAAAAACGACTCGTTTCCCCCAACCCCCACCCCAAAATAAATTTGTAAATATCAATAATTATTAGTATATTGTAGGTTATGAATATTACAGTCTTAGATAAATTAGAAAAGGGATGGATATCTTTGGAGTGGAAAACATATCTTCCTAAAACTAAATTGTCTAAACAAAACCTTTCAGAATTGGTTGATAAGTTAGATAACTGGAAATCAAATCGTAGGTGTAGGGAAATAATACTGATTAAGTATAAATCTCTACCGGCATATATAACCTTAAAGAGAGAGGACTTTAAATCTATGGGTAAATGGCTGATGGGCAGGTTAACCAAATTAGAAATGTATGAAGATTGTCATAGGTTACATAATTTTTTTGAGAAACTATGAATAAGCTACAAGAAATATTGGTTAGTTGGTGGAGAGCTGAAAATCCTACAAAGGAGCAATCCAAATTGGCTGAGGCTAGGTTTGCCATATGTATGCGATGCGATAGCAAAAAAGATTCAGTTGTATTCAATTATATATGTGGCGAATGTGGATGTCCTTTAGGTAAAAAAATATTCACACCTAAGATGGGGAGTTGTGATTTGCATAAATGGGATAAAATAGAATCTATATGATTGATGATATTATTATAATTGATAATTGTTTAGATACCACATCTCTTAAAGTTTTACAAAATTATTTTGTGAAAGAACAAAACAAATTAAATTGGTGTTACTTTGAAGGAATAGTAAAAAATGAAAATGGAATAACCAAAAATTTTACAAATCCAAGCCTTATTGATACAAAAATTGGAGATGGGTTTGTTATATCAATTCCAGATGAATATATTACAATTGATAAAAATATATTATCTATAATTTATAGTATAAAGTCAAATGTTGAATCCATTCTTAATAAAGAATTTACATATGAATTAAGAACAAAGGTAAATTTAAACAAACCTCAAATATTTTCAGAACAACATATCGAAAAGGCGGTTCATATAGATAGGGAAACTCCTCACACTTCTTATATATTTTATATTAATACAAATAATGGTTATACACTTTTATATGATGATGATAAAAATGTAATTAAAAAAATAGATTGTATAGAAAATAGAGTTTTAATATTTGATGGACTAATCCCACACGCTGGAATACCTTCTACTAATGATGATAAATGTGTTATTAATTGTAATATATTAGAAAAAACAAATAATAGTAAATTAATTTAAGTTTAGGTATTAATGAAAATTTGTATTATATCAACGGGTAGAGCAGGTTCTACATCTTTATATGAATTATTAAGAGCACACTTACCATCTAATTATTATTTTGGTTTAGAACCATTTAACACTATGAGTAGACCTATCGGATATGATATCAATCAAAAACCTATTATTGAATCCAAAAAGCATGTTTTAATTAAAACATTAGTAGACCAAACTCAATCAGATATCAATATCAATGATATGCATGTTTGGCTATTTGAACATTTCGATGAAATAATATTATTAGATAGATTGGATAAACAATTACAAATTGAAAGTTTTTCATATCAAACTTATACTAATAGTTTTAGGTGGCATGATAAAAGACGTTATAGAATGGAGTTAGTTCCTAATGAAATAATTCAATTGAATACTAAAAGGGTGGAGTATTCAACCAATAAAATAAATGAGTTATCCAAAAAGTATAATAAAAAAATTTATTACTACGAAGATATTTTTTTAGATAATAACCACAAAATATTAGATGAGATTTTTAGTTCTATAAATAGAATACCAAACGAAAAACTTTTGAATTTATGGGTAATATCCAATGAAAAAAGAGTTAGATTAAAAGATGAAGAATTAAAAATACTTTAATATGCTAAGTAATCTAATTAAAAAATCGTATAGTGATATATTTGATAAGTTATATACTATTACAAATGGAAGAGTTATATTAGGCGGTTCTTTATCTTTAAGGTTTCAAAATATAATTCAAAGAGATGTACACGATTTGGATGTAAATATTTTAATAGAAGATTGGGAGTTATACAAATCCGAAATAAGTAAACATTTTAGAGTATATCCCAATTTTAAAATAGTATATGATGTACTAAAGTACGATGTATATACCTGTTTTGATATAGAAACTAAATTAAACGAATTTCATTTATTTGTAAATCATTCCAATAATATATTTAACGTAATAAACGATATAAGAGTTTTAAAACCAAATTATCATCTGATTGATAAACAAATGATATATAATAGTGGACAAGATATTGAAAAGCATTTATCTGATATCCTTATGATTAAAACTCGCATCAATGAGAAATAAAAAAGCTATATTTGTATGCGGAAGTGGTGGAAGTGGTAAATCTACATTTGTTAAAAACAACCTTTCAGGATTTGTACATATAGATGTTGATATAATCTATGAAGAGTTATTAATTCAGAGTGGATTGGGATTAAAAATAAAGAACTTCACAAATTCAGAATTCGAAGCTTCTATAAAATTATTCGAACAATCTAAACTATTAAATGATGAAAAGTTTAAGAATGCGGTAAATGATGGAAAAGATATTGTTATAGATGGTATCGGACGTGATGTAGATATTATTATGCTACAAAGACGTATCTTAGAAAAAGCAGGATATTTTACTTCTATGATTATGCTATACAGCGACTTAGAAACCTGTATAAATAGAGTCGAAGGTAGAGATAGGGTATATCCAACTGAAATAACAATAGATAGTTGGTATTTAGCCTATTCTAATTTAGCAGAATATAGAAAACAATTTGGTAATCGCTTTTTATTGATTTACAACGATACTTATGATTGGAAAATCAAATTAGAAATATTTATAAACAAAGATAAAGAAATAAAAAAAATAATTTAAATAAAAAATATGAGAAGTGTATTGATAGGCGCCGATATCCTAAAATTAGAAAATGGATACAAATTATTAGAAATAAATACAGATGCAGATTTATATCTGCCGGATGTACCATATATGGATTTAGACCCATTATTTACATATTTGGTAAATAATTCGTACACTAAATTTGTAATGATATATAAAAAGAAGCACGTTGTTGATGCGGTATTAAATTTGTTTGAAGCCAAATGTAATGAATTTTCAATAGAATTTTCAACTATTTGGGTAAATAATAATAGTGTGGTTGCACCATCTATAACAGATGAACCTAATACATTTTATTTAAGGTGTTCATATGATGCAACAGCTATTATAGATGATACATATTGTAGAGATAAATCGGCTGTTGCAAAATTGTTGTTTGATTCGAATAATGAAAATATACTACCAAAGACATATGTTAAATATACAGACGATGATTCAATTTTAGATAATCTAACTAATTTAGTTGATAATGGATTATCACCAAATGTAATAGTAAAGAAGTCTTTGCCAGATTTTGATAGAATTGACTATCCAGCTTTTTATAATATTACATCATCAACGCAATTGGATACTTTAAAATCCGAATTAGCGGATGATTATATGATACAAGAATTTGAAATAAATACAAATTTAAATGCTGCTGGTAAAATTAGTAATATAATACGATTAAATGTTATTTTATTATCAGATGTTGAAACTATGATACCAATTGGTATTAGTATCACCAACAATCAATTACCATTAGATACATCTATTATAACCTATACAAACAATAGACTTGATAATAAATGGAGAGCTATGTACTTCTCTAACCCAAATTATTTATCATTTGGTGTACCCGGCAGCTATGAAGTTGTTAAAATAGTCAATGGTATTGAAGAAGTGGTTAACATAGAAACGCTATCAATGGGAGATACTATAAAATCGGTTCGATTCCCTAATTTAAGTTTGACAGCTTCAGCGGAAGAAACATTGGATTGGTATATATCATCATCTGAATTGAATACTATCACATACGAAACATCTTCGGTAAATTTTATTACTAACAAAGCTTATGAGGGTTGGTTAGTTAATATAGTATATGGTAATGATACAATTAGTGGTTCTAGTATATTATCTAATAGTGAATTATTAGTAATAAGTAGTTCGGTTGATAATAATATACGATTCGTAAGTGCGGCTGATGTTAACTTAAATGATTATATAGTAACTACAAATCAAATTGCTCTGCCAATAATATCTAAAGAAAATGTATGGTATTCCGGTAGTATTACTATTTTAGACATAGAGCCTGATGATGTATTTGTTGCCGGTACAACGCATAATGATATTACCAAAAATAATGTTGGTAATATATTATTACACAATAAATGTCACACATACCCTTATTGTTGTTTTTCGGAAGATACACTAATATCAATGGATGGAATTGAGAAAGAGATAAAAGATGTAGTAGTGGGTGATTTAGTTTGGTCTTTCAATTTCAATACAAACCAAAAAGAATTAAATAAAGTATTAGAAATAGTTTCTCCAATACAAAATGATATTATAGAAATTAAATTCAAAAATGGTACATCCATTTTAAACACATTTGACCATCCATATTATAATATAGATGGTACATTAATATCATATAGTCCAGAAAAAACAAAAGAATGGTATAATGGTGAAATCCTTAAAATGGATATTAGTAGTGTATGTATTGATATTAATGGTAACAAAGTTGAAATTGAATCTATAACAGAAATAGTATCACCTATTCAAACATATAACTTATTTGTAGAAAATAATCATAATTTTTATGCTAATGGTATTTTAGTATATGATGAACAAAAATAAATTTAAATAAAATGAGCACAAAAACATCAGCTACTCCTTCCGATAAAGCGGCTTCTTTATCATTATTACAAATCTTATTCGCAGCCATTAAGGCAAAGCATTCTTAATTATATTTGAATGAATAAGTTATGGGTATTTGGCGATTCCTTCTCTGCAACAAATAAATTAAATAATTTAGAAAGTTGGAGATTAAAGTATAAAAATTGGAAAGGATATACCCCACTTGTTTGGGGAGATTTTTTAAGTTTAAAAATCCAACATAGGTTAATTAATTGTGCAATAGGTGGTATCGATAATTATACTATATTTGAAACAATATTGGATGTTATAGATAGTATAAAAGAAAATGATATTGTAATTATTGGTTGGTCATCTACCCTTAGATTTCGATTAGTTGGTAAAAACAATTCTTTTGTAACAATTAGACCAAATAATTTCAATTTGGATACCGTATCGTTCTCCCAAAGTACACTAACAAATACAGAAGAATTTGAAAATATATCATTAAAAACTATAACCGAATTACTGATTAATAGGGATAATGCGTTATTTCAATATGAAGTAAATAGATTTATCAAAATAATAAATCTTTATTTAAATAATAAATGTAAGGTAATTCATTGGTCTCCATTTCAATTTATTAATAATAATATGAATATTATTAAAATTGAATGTATAAAAGATTTAGAAAAGATATCAGATGAAACTAATGGATATATAAACGATGGACATTATAGTGAGAACGGCCACAAAATATTATCTGAATATTTTTATGATTTAATATCTAAAAAATAATTTATGAATAAGTTATGGGTATTTGGTGATAACAATTCAGCTATCTTTGGTAAAACTAAAGAAAGAAGATTTAAGTATTACAAAGAATATAGGGGTGGTACTTTCCCAAAAAGCTGGTCCGAATTACTATCAAAAGAATTAGGAACGGAACTAAAAAATATGGCTGTTTCAGGCCAATCCAACTATGATATATTTGATATGTTTTGTAGATGTGTGGAGCAAATACAAAAATACGATATTGTTATCATTGGTTGGGGTTACGTTCAAAGATTTAGATTAGTAGATGAAACAACGAATGGATTTGTTACAATAAGGCCCAATCAATTTAAACCGGAACACATTGATAATCCTGTTTTATTAAATGGTATAAATATAGATGTTGTTAATTCAATTCTGTATAATAGAACTAACACTCAATGGATTAATGAAGTTTATAATTGGGAGGTAATTATAAATTTATTATCTAAATTAATTGGATTTAAATTAATCTATTGGACATTTGATAAAAAATTAAACAAACCCCATTATTTATCAACAAATAATTTTAGGGAAGATTTGATAAGGCTGGGCGCAGAAGATATAACTACAGAGACAGGGGGTAAATTAATCGATAGTCATTTTGGTGAAAAAGGACAATTTATTCAATCAGATTATTTTTATAAATTTTTAATATGAGTAAACTTTGGACATTTGGGGATAGCTTTACTGCAGGACATGGATGTAAATATTTTGATAATCCGGCTCATAACTATCTTAGTCCTTTTAAAAACTATATAGTAGCTGGTAAAAAAATTTGGAATGAGATTGTCGCAGACTCGTTATCATTAGAGTTAGTGGATTTATCCAAAAATGGTATTACTACTGATACTATTTTTGATACATTATTGGAACATACATCAACTATCACTCCATCCGACATTGTTATAATACAAACATCTACCATTGGTAGATTTGATTTTCCTTTTTTAAAACAAAATACTTTAATGGGAACTAATATGTTTGATTCTCCTTATTTTCTTAAACCTATATTTGTTACTAGTTTACTAAAAGAGTATCGTAAAGAATCTGAAAATATATTAAAATATGTAAACAGTCAAGAGGATTTAAAAAATAATAATTTAAAGTTAAATAAAACCAAATACGATACAATTCGCAATTTTTTTTCAGAATTTATTATGACTGAAAAATATTATGAACGTAGTATTTGGAGAATTGTAGAATTTACAAAGATTTTAAAATCAATGGGAATAACTACATATATTATAAATGAAGATATTTGGCCAAAATATTTATCGAAACCAACTAATCTAATGGAAATACATCCGAGAGGGATGTACGGATTTGTGGACGAATTAAACCTAACAATATATGCGGATACTAATGGTTGGATAAACGATTGGCATCCTAGTTATGATGGGCATATTAATATAGCAAATTTTATTATAAATTTTATTAAAAATGAAACTACTAATATACACAACTCACAGAACGGGTTCAACATCGTTAGCTCAACTGTTGATGACCCATTATAAATGTGATTATCAAAGAGAAGGGTTTTATAACAATAAAAATTTTTCAAAAATAATAAATGATGTAGAAAATATTATAATAAAATTAACTCCATCGGAAGCTAAATATGATTTAGTTAGAAATAGTTTTGATAAGTGTATTGTTCTTGTCAGAAATAATCTAAAAGAGCAAGCTGAAAGTAGGTTATACGCAGAACATGTTAAAAAATATTTTTCTCCATATACAATAGATGATTCATTCTTAAAAGAAAATACCAATGAATTAAATCGTATGGAGCAAATTATAAAAGAAGAAAATCAGATACTAAGTAAGTGTGAAAATTGCTTACACATTACATATGAGGATTTATATTATGGTAATGGTTTAAAATCAGTAGAAGATTATTTAAAAATATCGACTGTTTTAAAATTAGATAATTCTAAGAAGTATAGAAATGGTAAACGTAATATGATTTAATATGAGAATATTATTAATTGCCGCAGGCAGAGTTGGTGGTACTAGAATTGGTGAATGGATTGGATATGAAACCAATATAGAATATATGCACGAACCATTTTCAGAATGGAGAAATGATGTTAATATATTTTTAAATAAATTGAGAAAAGAAAATGACCCGATGGTTGTTAAAGTATTTCCGGGTGAAGAGTGGAATAGAGTAAAACATTTTCATTGGGATAAAATTATAGGAATAACTCGTACAAACGTAAGAGAATGTGCAGAAAGTAATGCCATTGCATTAGAAACAAATGTTTGGCATAGTAATTATTTGGTAGACTTAAATTGGGTTATTGAAAATGAAGATAAAATAAAATCAATTGAATCAGATATCAATGTAATGCAAAATGATATTTTAAATAACCCACATATAGAATTATTTATAACGTATGAGGGTATTTTCGAAACCGGCATAGATAGAATTAAGTTGATGAATTATTTGAATATAAGTAATCCAAAATGCGATGCTATGTTAAATTCAAAATACAGATATAAAAAAACAAATATATTAGAAATACCCATATCTAAAAAATTAGTATAATATTTGGTTTAATCAAATATTATTCTTATATTTGCGGTTATGATAGTTGTACCAGAAACTCCGATAACAGACGTTAGTTTTACTAAATGGAATCCATGCATCAAATTAGAGGTGAAGGATGAAAATTTAGAAGATACTTACCATTACTACATCATACCACTTATTGATGTAACACAACAAGAGTTAGAAAATAATTTAGAATCAATCCCATCATTGTGGTCATCCGAATCAACAGAGTTTGAATCCGAAGAAGGGGTTACCTTATATACCATGCGATTATTCGATGAGGACCTGCCAGAATTAACCACAGAAGAGGAAGTGGAAATACTTTACAAAATTTTGACAAAAAAAGACCTGTATTAATTTGGAAATTTGAAAAAATTTTTGTATATTTGAGGTATCTTTTTATAATACTTAAACAGAAAGCAGACAGCACTAGAAAATTAAAACTTAAATATGAAACAAAAGACAGAAAAAGAATTGAAAGAAAACTACGATAAGTTCATAGCAGTAGTTAAGAAGTATTTTACAGGTGAAAGATTAGAGAGGCTTTTACATATGTATTCTGAAGGTGAGTTAGGGCAAAATCTTGCAATTGCGCCAGCAAGTGGTAATGCAGGATACCATAATTGTTATACAGGTGGTTACATTGACCACATTTTCAATGTTTGTAAAAACGCACTTAAAGTTAAAGAATTATTTGTTCAGTTGGGCGGTAAAGTAGATTTTACAGACGAAGAATTAATATTTGTCGCATTACATCACGACTTAGGTAAATTGGGTTTAAAAAATAAACCATACTACATCCCAAATCCTTCGGATTGGCATATTAAGAACCAAGGTAAAGTATATACAGCTAACCCAGAATTACACCATATGACTCATACGGATAGAACTATATTCGTATTACAACAATATGGTATTACTTTTTCAGAGGCCGAATATTTTGGTATGAAACTTACTGATGGATTATATGATGAAGATAATATGAAGTACTTAAAGGTATTTGATATTAGTAAGAGAATGAAATATAAGATTCCATATATAATGCATTGGGCGGACCATATATCCACAGTAATAGAATCACAAAGTAACGAAATTTAATCTGACTAATTTTCCGATTTGTAACAAAGTTAATGTAATTTTGTCAGTAAATTGTTACAAAAAGAGGGTTGGTATAAAAGTTGAACATATAGGGTATATTGTTTAACTTAAAAATTATTTAATTATGTTTTATTCAGATTTTGACAAATTCGTTGAGAAATTATTAGTGGCTGATAACAAACCACTTTGGGAAACACATTCGAGAACATTTGTTCCTTCTAAATTTGCAGTTGATGTAAAGGATGAAAAAGCCTACATAGCTCTATCGGTATTAGGACACGAACCTAAAAACATTGATATCAATTGCTATGAGGATAAGATTGAAATCAAAGCAAAAAAAGAAAGTAAGGAAGAAAAAACGCCGTTTGATGAATTAGTAGCTAATATCGATGAAAGAATTACTTTAGGTAAAGATTTAGATGGTAGAAGCGCTAAAGCAGAATTTAAAAATGGTATTCTTACATTGGTTATAGAAAGAAAAGAAGAATCTAAGCCAAAGAAAGTTTCAATAAAAGTTGGTTAATTCATTTTTTTATTGTATATTTATAGGGTGGTAGCGAAAGTTACCACCTTTTTTATTTAATAATACTTATTATTATGAATTATACAGAAAAAATACAAACATTGTTAGAATCATTAGATGGTAAACTACGCATCATACAAAACGTAGCAAATGGTGCCCAACAACTATCACCATCAGATATTAATAAAACAATTGAAGATGCTCGAAAAATAGTAGAGCGTACTTCTGAATTAGTATCAATTATCAGATAATATGAATTGGCTTAAGATTTTAGTGGGTCTATCCGCACTAATTATCGCAGGATGTGCGGCTTACTTCTCCGTAACGGGACTAGGTGTATTATTCGCTGGTGCTTCACTATCGGTAATGATAATGGCTTCCGCATTAGAACTGGCAAAGTTAGTTGCGGCTACTTATTTGAAGCAAAAATGGGATGAAATTAGTGGATTTAATAAATGGTACATAACGATTTCCGTTGGTGTATTGATGTTAATCACTTCTGCCGGTATTTTTGGTTACCTTTCAAACGCATTCCAACAACAAAACATTCAGTTGATGCAGATTGAAAGAGAAATTTCCGTTTTTGATACAAAAATTAAGCAAAATGAGAGTGAAATTGCTCGTTATACCACTCAATTAACCAATCAACAAAACATTCGTAACTCACAAGAGCAAAATATTTCAAAAGTTGTTGAAAGAAATGGTTCAACATCACGTCTTTCTCAAATGGTTCGTAATGCTGATAAGGAAATTACTCAAATTTCAGCAAAAATTAATACTTTAACTGAAGAAAATAACAAAAATTACGAAGAAATCAATAAAATTAAAAACGCAAACATTGATATAGAGAAAGAAGTGGGTGGATTCCGATTTGTAGCCGAAGCATTCAATGTAGAATTGGCTCAAGTAGTGAAATTTTTCATATTTTTGATAGTTTTGGTGTTTGACCCACTCGCAGTTGCTTTAATTATCGCTTTTAACGGATTAATTTCTGATAAAAAGCGTAAACAAAGAGAAGCTCTGATAGAAATGATGGAAAATGATGAAAAATTGGGGTTATATGAGGTATATGGTGATAAAAAAGAGGATATAGTGGAAAATAATTCACAAAATATCGAAGATAGTGGAAAAAAATCAACATTAGAGGAAGAAAATGTACTTAATGTGGAAAATAACCAACAAACCACAACAGAAATGCCAGATTTAAAATGGGAAGAATATATGCATCCCGAATTTCCATGGAATAATCGTAGTTTGTGGATAAATAACCCAAAAGCGGTTAACTATTGGTTAAATAACAAAAAAGGTACTGGCATTAGCTAATGCAAGTGATATTATCAAAATATTAGAATGGAATAGATTAAATGGTATCAACTTTTTCCGTTTATCTTCAGCAATAATTCCGTGGGGCGACCATATCGATTTAACCCAACTCAAAGACTACAAACAAATCAAATCAGAACTCAAAAAAGCAGGTGATTTCGCTAAGTTTTGGGAAATGCGTATAAATTCACACCCTGGCCCATTTTGTGTACTTACTTCGCCAAATGAAACTGTTGTAACTAACGCAATTGCAGATTTAGAACTACATGGTAAGATATTTGATATGATGGGTTTATCTAAAACCACATACAATAACATTAATATTCATTGTAATGGTGTCTATGGAGATAAACAATCCGCTATGGATAGATTTATCACTAACTTCAAAAGACTCTCTAAATCGGTTCAAAATAGGCTCACAATTGAGAATGATGATAAGGCTTCAATGTATTCAGTTAAAGACCTTATGTATATTCATAATCATACAGGCATTCCAATTGTATTTGATTACCATCATCACCAATTTTGTACAGGTGATTTATCAGAAGAACAAGCTCTTAAACTTGCAGCAACCACTTGGCCATTAGATATCAGACAAGAGGTTCATTATTCAGAATCAAAAGCATTGCACGAAAATAATCCAAAAGAAAAACCACAAGCTCACTCATTATATATCAACTCACTACCAAATACATACGGATTAGATATTGATGTTATGGTAGAAGCTAAAGGTAAGGAGTTAGCCATATTACCTTATTTAAAAAAAAGTATAAATGAAAAAGTACGCATTGTTCATAGGCCGATGGCAGAATTGGCATAAAGGACATGAATGGTTAATCCGCCAGCAAATGGATAAAGGAAAAAATGTATGGGTTGCAATTAGAGATGTTCCAAAAGATGAGAACAATCCTAAATCAGCTCAAGAAGTTTTAACTATGTTACAAAACGAACCATTTTTTCAAAACAATTGGGATAAATTATTTGTATCAATTATCCCTGATATTGAATCAGTAAACTATGGTAGAGGCGTTGGATACGATGTTATTTTCCACGAACCACCAACCGAAATTGCGGAAATAAGTGGTACTAAAATTAGAAAAGGAGTTATTGATTCCAATGGTAATGAAACTACCACAAAATAACTTATTTTTATGTTTATACAAAAAGAAATATTTACAAAAAGCGAATGTTCTAAAATATTAGAAATAGTAACAACTGCTCCAAAATTAGATGGATTTCTTTTGTATAATAAAAATGGTGTAAAAGCTTCATTTGATGAATATAAAGTATTAGATAACGAAGATAATAGTTGGTTCTTAGATATTATAAAAAAATTCATATACGAATCAATTTATATAGAAACAACAAAGCTTAATTTAGATTCTAATATTTTAACATATAAAGCTGGTGATAAATTTTCAAAACATATAGATTTATCTCCAAATGATACAAATCCAAGAATATATACTTTAGGTGTTTTACTAAGTGATGAGTTTGAAGGCGGCGATTTAAAAGTATATGATACTATGAACAATAAAGTATTAACACTAAATAAAGTTGTAGGAAATTGTTATATATTTGAATCTACAATAGAACATGAAGTTGAAGAAATAACCAAAGGTATTAGAAACTCATTGATAATTCACATAAAAAACACAGAAGTAATTAAAAAAAATATATTATAAATGCCATTAGTAAAAAGACACATAGCTAAGAGTATAAGTTATAGATTCGTTGGAACAATAACAACTATATTACTAACATTAGCCGCAGGATTACCATTAAAGTGGGCAGGAATGGTTGGAATGGGTGAATTATTGTTTAAACCTATTATTTATTTTTTACATGAAAGAGTTTGGTATCAATATATAAAATACGGATTAAAAAAACAAAAATAAAATGGAAAATCAAGGCAAAAGACCAGAACAAATTAAATTCTCACAAGATGTATCCTTTTATGCTATTATTGGATTAATAATAACATTAGGAATTATTTTAATAACAAATTAAATATTATGAAATTAATAGTTGATAAAAAACAAACCGGAATGCCAAATTCGGATTTTGCAAAATTCTTAAAAAACCCAGTTCCTAAATCCGAACTGACTCAATTTGAAGCAGATGTATTAAAAGATACATTATTTGCAGCACTCAAAGGATTAGGCGGAGTTGGATTATCTGCAAACCAAATTGGTGTAAATAAAAGAGCATGTGTTATTAAATTTAACGATGTTGAACTATTTCTATTAAACCCTGTTATTAAAGAACGTTCTAATGATGGGTTTATTTTCTATGAAGGTTGTTTATCTATTCCAGATACAATAAAAAAGCCTGTAAGAACTATTCGTGCTACATACGTTGTTGTACAAACTGATAATTTGGGTGAATTACGATTTGAAATAAATCCAGAAGAAGATAGAAAGGGAGAAAAAGTATCGGATGATACTATGAAAACAGTAGTGGTTCAGCATGAAATAGACCACCTAGATGGTATTACAATTAAAGATAGAGTATATTCTACAACTGTTGTTAAAAAGCAAACATATGGTAGAAATGATAAGATTGTTATGAAAGCACCGGATGGTGAATTAGTGGAAGTAAAGTATAAAAAAGCAAACGATTATTTTTTAAAAGGATATGAAGTAGTATAATATGGAAATAGTAATAATATTTTTAGTTGTATGCTTAGCAGTTGCTGGATATACAATTTATAATCTTCTAAGTAAATTAGAGAGATATGAAGAATTTATAGAACAACAAGAACAATATAATATAACATTACTGGAGACATTGCGTGAAATTGATTCTAAGCAAATGTTTGAGAAGGATGATGAAGTAGGTTCTTTATTTACACAAGTAAAGGATACAATCGAACTTTTCAAACAATTTTAAAAATGCCTAGAAAAAGAGTACCCAGAATATATTTTACAAAAGATACAGAAGATGCTATCATCGAATATAATAAAACCGATGACCAGCGTATAAAAAATAGATTATACAAAGATAGAATTCAGCATTCATTTGAAAAGCTGGCTGAAATTGTTTATAACAAATGGAAGTTCACATACTTCGATGATGACCCACAAGATGTAATGGCAGAAGTAGTTGCCTTTATGATTGAGAAGATTCATATGTACCAAGAGGGTAAGGGAAAAGCATTCTCTTACTTTACTATTGTTGCCAGAAACTATCTTATTCTAAACAATAATTCCAACTACAAAAGATATAAAGATACAGATGTAATGTCCTCTCTGCCGGATAATTGGGATACGGAAAATAATTGGGCAGAAGAAGTTCGTAATGCAGAACATAGAACTTTTAATGAACGAATGTTAGAATATTGGGATACTCACTTAGAAAACTTCTTTCAGAAAAAAAGAGATATCCAAATTGCAGATGCAGTATTAGAGCTCTTTAGAAGAGCAAATTACATTGAAAGCTTCAATAAAAAATCATTGTATCTACTTATTAGAGAAATGACCGGCTATCCTACACACTATATAACTAAAGTTGTCAACAAAATGAAAGAAAGACAGATGGAGTTATATAATGAGTTTGATAGAGATGGTGATATAAAAATTTAATAATATGGTTTCATTAGGTATATCGGCATTCTATCACGATTCTGCCGCTTGTTTATTTGAGAACGGAAAAGTAATAGCAGCAATAGAGGAAGAAAAATTATCAGGCATTAAGCACGATAATTCATTTCCAATTAAAGCAATAAAATGGTTATTACAATATTCCAACAAAACAATATCTGATATAGATACGATATGTTGGTATGAAAACCCGAATTTAAAATATGATAGAGTAAAAAACACTTTAGGAAAATACTGGTGGAAAAACAGAAAGACTTGGAAAGCTTTTAAAAAAGAATTTGAAGAAGCAGAGGGAAATCTTTCAATGTATTTGGCTAAAAGATTAAATTATGTAAAAGATATTCAATACATAAAACACCATCATTCACATTTAGCTTTTTCATATTATACTTCACCATTTGATAAGGCAGTTGGTATTTCAATAGATGGGGTAGGAGAATGGGAAACTGCATTAGTTACAAAATGTAGTGAAAATACATTTGAAGATATTCATTCACTAACATTTCCAAATTCATTAGGGTTGGTCTATTCAACAATAACTTCATACTTAGGGTTCAAACCAAATAATGGAGAATACAAAGTAATGGGTTTAGCACCATATGGTGATTCAACAAAATTTAAAGATATCTTTGATAAAATATCTAATTTTGATATAGGTGGAAATATAAAAATAAATCAAAAATATTTTACTTGGAAATATTCGAATACCGATATGTACACATACAAATTAGTTAAACTAATTGGATTCGAACCAAGAGAACCTGAATCAAAAATAGAACAACATCATATGGATTTGGCAGCCGCTTTACAAAAGTGGTACGAAAGCTGCTTTTATTATTTTATAAATCACTCAATGCAGCAATACGATACTGGTAATTTAGTATTAGGAGGAGGTTCTGCCTACAATGGAACAGCCAATGGAAAAATACAAAAGCATACATCAGTTAAACAAATATGGATTCCATTTGCCCCATCCGATGCGGGTTCATCAATTGGAGCATGTTTATATCATTGGCATAACATATTAGGTAATGCAAAAGTAAAAGGTGGGGATAACCAATCACCATACTTAGGACCTGAATGGAATAATGACCAATTTTTAAATACATTATTAAGAGAAGATGTACCAACAAAAAATATAAAATTTTACGATACTCAAAAAGAGTTATGTAAAGAAGTTGCTAAACTTATAAATGAAGGTTCTGTAATCGGTTGGTTTCAAGGAAGGACTGAATTTGGTGCAAGAGCATTGGGCAATCGTTCTATATTGGCTAACCCACACTTATCAGATGTAAGAGATAGGATAAATAGAGTAGTTAAAAAGAGAGAATTGTTTAGACCATTTGCGCCATCGGTAGTTTTTGAAGAATATGAAAAATACTTTACTTCCGAAGGAGAAGTTCCATATATGAATCAGGTTGTTAAAGTAACCGATTATAAATCAATACCATCTGTAACCCACGTTGATAAATCAGCGAGAATACAAACAGTTACGAAAAAGCAAAACCCACTTTACCATATGCTACTTAAAGAATTTAAAAAGGTTAGTGGTACACCAATACTATTAAACACATCTTTTAATTTAAGAGGGCATACAATGACTAATGACCCACAAAAAGCAATTTGGACATTCTTAAATTCAGATATGGATTATTTAGTATTGGGTAATTATTTAATTGATAAGAAATGAAATTATACGCATACGGAGATAGTTGGACAGAAGGTCAAGGCTGTAGATTGGATGAAGAAAATTCTATAAAAGATAGAATGTATCTTAAAGATTTTCGAAACAAATATTCTTGGCCAATAAAATTAGCTAGTAAATTAAGATGTGACCACGAAAATAATGGATGGAGTGGTAGAGCGAATAACTTAATTTTTAACGATGTAATTGCAGATTTAAGAAATGGGAAAATACACAAAGGAGATTTGGTTATTATAATGTGGAGTTCATCATTAAGAGACCACGTACATTTTTTACCAAAGGGTGAATGGATTAGTTGGTCTGTAAAAGAACTAGCACTATTACCACATAAGTTTTTTGAATCTTACAAATATGGTGATGATAAGTACAACGGATTTTTAGAACAATATAAAAAGTTTTTTTTAGAAAATATGTTTAATCAAAACTATTATAATATAATAAATCAAAATTATATTGTTTTCTTACAAAAGATGTTAGAAGAATATGGCGTTAAATATCTAATGCTAGATGCTTTTGATATGATGGTGCAAGATTTAAATAGAGAAGATGATATTACACATTTGATAAATAAAAAAAATTATTGGGGATTCGCTAAACAAACCATTAGGGATTTCTTAGTTAAAACATCAGATGAATCAGCTTGGGAATACCCCAATTCATTTGAAGAAATACCATCAAAACACCCCAATGAAAATGGTTATAATCTAATAAGTGAAGAACTTTATAATTATATAGTAGATAACAACATAATATAATGGCATCAGAATTTCAACTATTTGATGGTAAAAATTTATCATCATTATTTAAAGATATATACGAAAACCAACAAAACAAAAAGAAAAACATTTCCGATTTGATTGAATCATTGAGGAAACTAATTAAGAATGTTGGTGAAGCAACTGTTATTGCTCCAATTATCAAAGACTTAATAGAGGTATCGGTTAAGAACGATGACCATCTTATTAAACTTGCAACAATTGCACAAAGATTAGCAGCAGCAGAGGCAAAGGGTATTGGTGAAGATGGTTGGTTAAGTGAGCATGAAAAAAATCAATTACTTACTGAATTAGAAGATACAGTAAACGAAATTGAAAAGAAAAATGAAGAAAAATTGGTTGATATTCAAATAGAATTAGATGATATTAAATCAAAAATTTAATGGCTAGTATTGAATCATATTTAGCAACGGTAGATAAAGTATTTCCTATTGATGTGGATTTAACTCCATATGAAAAGGGTGAAGATGC